AATGACAAAATGGTGACATATCAGTTAACATTGTACAAACACTACTTTTGTCAGAAAATGAATGTCGATCCAAAGAACGTTGAGACACACTTCGCACTACTTAAGAGAACAGCCAAGAAAAACCATGTCGAGTTTTTCAGAGTAACCAGCGGTACAAAAAAAACCGAAAATGCTCTTAAACTTTTGAGAACTGCGTTATATAATATCCAAAACAAACGATATTTAAAAAATCGGCTGTCTTGTACATCCGGTTATGGTTGCAAATTTTATAAGACAGAACACTGTCCATGAGGAATAAATGAAAAAAATAAAGATTTTAACAATCTCTGACCACCCGCTCAGCCCCAGCGGTGTTGGCACACAAACCAAGTATTTTATTGAAGCGCTCTTACGAACAGGGCGCTATCAGTTTATTTGCTTGGGAGGGGCAATCAAGCACAACGATTATACGCCGCAACGTATCGACCCCTGGGGAGACGATTGGCGTGTCTTTCCGGTGGATGGCTACGGAACACATGAAATGATTCGTTCTGTCTTATCGAAAGAAAGACCGGATGTTTTGTGGTTTATGACTGACCCACGATTTTATGGATGGTTGTGGGAAATCGAAAACGAAATCCGTGCGAATATTCCGATGGTATATTATCACGTGTGGGACAACTTCCCCGCTCCAGTATTCAACAACGTCTACTATAGATCTAACGATGAGGTAGTGTGCATTTCGAAAGTAACCCACCAAATTCTGCAAGAAGTAGCACCAGATGTATCTTCCTGTTATTTGCCCCATGCGGTTGATCCGGCACATTTCCACCCCTACACGACGGTTGAAGAAAAACTGAAAACACAACAGGTCCGAGATCGAATTTTGGGAGCTTCTTCAGAAAGAGTAGCAAATCCCAAAAAGAAAATTTTCATGTGGAATAATCGAAATGCCCGCCGCAAGCAATCTGGAACACTAATTTGGTGGTTTAAGGAGTTTTTGGATAAGGTGGGGCACGACAAGGCCATGCTTTTGATGCATACTGACGCGCGAGATCCACACGGTCAAGATTTACCACATATCATCGAGCATCTCGGTGTGGGCGAAGGCCAAGTTCTTCTTTCAACAGAAAAAGTAGAGCCCCAACACCTTGCAGCCCTGTATAATGCAGCCGACTTCACTATTAATATATCAGATGCGGAAGGATTCGGTCTTTCTACTTTAGAATCTCTGGCTTGCGGAACACCTATTATTGTAAACATGACCGGTGGATTGCAGGAACAAGTGACCGACGGCGAAAATTGGTTTGGATTTGGGATTGAACCTAGCTCCAAGGCGATTATAGGCTCCCTGCAAGTGCCATATATTTACGAAGATCGTATTTCCAAGGAAGATTTTCATGACACACTGCAACGAGCCTTACAAATGCGACCAACAGTATATAAAAAGATGAGTAAAAACGGACGATTACATGTCCTTAACAATTATAGTTTTGAATCTTATCAACAAAACTGGATTAATCTTATGGACGGTATTGTGGAGAAGCATGGTTCGTGGGAAACTCGTCATAACCATCAGCGTTGGCATTTAATGGAGGTAGCGTGAAATATAAACTGTTTTTTAAAGGGCCGCTATTAACAAGATCTGGATATGGTGAACAGGCTCGTTTTGCGCTCCGGGCACTACGCTCACGCCCCGAGTTATTTGATATTTATATTCAACCTCTTAATTGGGGACAGACATCGTGGATTAGTGAAGAATCGGAAGAACGAAGTTGGATTGACGCCACTATCGAAAAGACGCTGGGCTACATTCATGGCGACGGCCAACCACACTTTGATGTGTCGTTTCAGGTTACAATTCCGAATGAATGGGAAAAGAACGCCAGAGTGAACGTGGGGTATACAGCCGGAATGGAGACCACCAGAGTAGCTCACCAGTGGATTGAAAAGGGCAACCTGATGGATCGAATCGTGGTGGTATCTAACCACTCCAAGAAAACGTACGCAGACACAGTATATACAGCACACAACGACCAAACAGGAGAAGTGGTAGAACTCAAACTCACTACTCCAATTGATGCCGTCAATTATCCTGTTAAAGATTTTGGAGAGTGCCCGAAGCTAGATTTGGCTTTGGATTATGACTTTAATTTCTTGGTCATGGCTCAATTTGGCCCACGTAAAAATATTCCAACAACTGTTAAGTGGTTTTTGGAAGAATTTAGGGACGAGGAAGTTGGACTGGTTCTTAAAACCAACATTGCTAAAAATTGTGTGATGGATCGCCAAAAGTTGTTTAATGATTTAAAGGCTTACGTAAATAGACCCGGCGTCGAAGAACACAAGTGTAAGGTATATCTTTTGCATGGTGACATGAGCGACTCCGAAATTCATTCATTATTTGAACACCCGAAACTTTCAGCGCTTCTCACCTTAACTCACGGAGAGGGGTTTGGTCTGCCAGTGTTTGAGGCTGCGTATACCGGCATGCCAGTCGTTGCGCCCGGGTGGTCGGGCCACCTGGACTTTTTGGTCGATCCTAAGACCAGAGAAGATCATTTTTATAATGTAGAATATGATATTCAGCCGATCCCCGAGAATGTTGTATGGGAAGGGGTAATCATAAAGGAATCAATGTGGGCCTATCCACGAGAGCACTCAGCCAAGAAACAAATGAGACGATGTTATACCCACCTTACGTCAGGAGAGGATAATCCCGGAACAAAATCGGCAAAATTTAATGCAAAGCGCCTGTCGACAGTAATGTCCGAAGAAAACCAATACAGCGCCATGGTGAAAGTGGTGTGTGATGCTTTGGGGATCGATCCGAACGACTCTCATGAAGAAGAAATTATAGAATTTGAGTAGTTATGAAAAAGATAGTATTTATTGCTGATTTCTTTATCGAAGAAATGGGCGGCGGCGCCGAGATTTATGATAATATATTGATAAACCTTCTTCTCGAAGACGGTTTTGATGTAATAAAATTTAAAAATACTGATTTAACAGATAAGCACATCCATCTCTATAAGAATAGTGGATATCACTTTATTGTTTCTAATTTTACTCTTATGAACGATCTGGTATCGACAACCTTGGTAAACAATCCGGGGTGTTATAGCATTATGGAGCACGATCACAAATATGTAAAGACACGCAACCCTTCGGTTTATAAGAATTATATAGCGCCAGCTAGCGATATCGTGAATAGAAAGTTCTACACCAACGCCAAAAACATATTTGCGCAGTCTAAAATACAAGCGGAGACGATTAGAAAAAACCTGCACATTAACAATGTGGTAAACCTGGGAATGAGTCTTTGGACGGACGAACAGTTACAAATTATTGAGAACAACATCGACAACCCAAAAGAAGAAAATGCGTCAGTCCTTAACAGCAAGAATCCCACCAAAAACACACATGCTGCAATCGAACACTGCACCCAGAAATCGATTCCCTACACGCTGATTGGTTCGCCTAATTATAAGGAATTTATTCAACAATTATCTTTACATCAATCTCATGTGTTTGTTCCACGTGTGCTAGAAAGCTTTAATCGCGTTATATTAGAAGCGAGAATGCTTAATTGTAAAATAATAACCACCAATTTAAATGGTTGTACTTCTGAAGACTGGTTTCCCAAATATAAAGGAAAAGAACTCATAGAATTTGTGCGTACCCAACGCGCCCGAGTTTTTGAGGATATTAAATCCGCCATCTTAGATGGCAAAGAAACCGTTGAGGATATTAACATCGCGGACATCACAGTTATATTAAATGCCTATAGGCGTCCATATAATCTTAAAATGCAAGTTGAGGCCATTCGCAATCAAACAACACAACCTAAGCAAATTTGGCTCTGGGTTAATGCACATGAAGATAACGCAGGGTTTGATTTTGCAAGTGTGGGAGCAGATCGTGTTTTCCACAATGACTATAATTGGAAATTTTATGGCCGTTTCGCGGCATGCCTATTGGCGGATACCGAACACATTGCAATTTTTGACGATGATACCATCCCAGGCAAAAAGTGGTTTGAAAACTGTCTGGAGACAATGAAAACTCACGAAGGTATTCTGGGAAGTGCTGGAATCATTCTTAAAAGTCCGCAGTATATGAATCATGATCGCTGCGGATGGCCATCTCAAAATGCTGAAACCACCGAAGTTGATTTGGTTGGCCACGCGTGGTTCTTTAAACGCCAATGGTTGCGCTATTTATGGCAAGAAAAGCCTGTAACGTGGGACAACGGAGAGGACATTCAGTTTGCTTTTATGGCCAAAATTCATGGAAATGTTCCAACTTATTGTCCGCCCCATCCGCCTCATGATCGCGAGATGCATGGTTCTATCTTGGGTAATGAACTCGGAATCGACGACAAGGCGACGTCTACCAATTCGGCTGTTTCGCATGCTCAATTTTTCTCTGAACGAGATGGGTGTGTTGAGGCTGGATTATCTAAAGGATGGCAAACAGTAAAGGAGATTAAGTTATGATGTTGATATGTTTCGGTACACGCCCGGAGTATGTTAAAATTAAACCAGTAATAGCGGCCATCGAAGGTCATATTCCATATAAACTATTATTTACAGGCCAACATACTGATTTATTGGCGAAGATCGATGAGCCGGTAGAACGCCTCACGATTAAGCCGGGCGACAATCGACTGGATTCCATAGTTGAATCCCTGATGAACACACAACCAGATATTTTCACTGATATTAACTCTGTTCTTGTGCAAGGAGATACTACTTCGGTGTTTGCAATTGCGCTGGGAGCGTTTCATCGAGGTATCAAGATCGTTCACTTGGAAGCAGGCTTGCGCACTTACAATAAGTTTCACCCGTATCCTGAAGAGTTTAATCGCCGAGCCGTCTCTTGTATGGCGGATATTCATCTTTGCCCAACTGATGACGCTGCAGCCAACCTTAAGCGAGAACAAACAGACGGCAAGACATTCGTAGTAGGCAACACGGTTTTAGATCATCTTGTAAACACCTCTACCAGCTATAGCTCTGATATCGTGGTTACCTTACATCGCCGTGAAAATCATTCAATGATGCATTCGTGGTTTTTAGCCATCGACGAAATAGCTGCCCAATATTCAGACTATAATTTTATATTGCCCATTCATCCCAATCCTAACGTCAAGAAACACCAACATCTTTTGAAGCATGTAAAAGTGATAGAGCCGCTGCCACATAATGAGTTTATTAAGCTGCTCGCCAATGCAAGATTGATCATTACAGATTCAGGCGGACTTCAAGAAGAATCCTCTTTCTTAAGAAAGAAGTGCATCGTATGTCGAGAATTCACAGAGAGAGTAGAAGGAATGGGGACATTTTCCTTTACGGCGACGCCAGATACTTTGTGGGATACATTTGAATTTCTGATTAATGATTATGTTCCCGTTGGGGAGTGTCCCTATGGCGACGGACGCTCCGCGAATAAGATCAGGAATATTTTAGTTGCGGAGTTGTAATGAAAGATTTTACATCCGCTTTCGACAGTCTTCTATCTAAAATTAAATCTAAAGAGAACTTTGCCTTTAGCAGGTTCTCAGATGGTGAATTGTTTATCATGCAGAACAAAACCGTGATTTTAGCCAAAGATCATTATATCACAGGTGATATTAAGGGACGCAACATTTATACTGAAGAAGAACAAAAGGAATTCCTCCCGGAACGAGATCAATTTTATAGGGAGAAGCTTATTGAAGCATACCAACATGTTCAATCCAATTATTTCAAGGGAATATGTACCGGCACAGACCCTCATGTAGGAGATGAAAATTTTGCCTATATGATTGATTTACATGGGGGCGATCATGAAACTTTGACTTTTTCAAATCTTTTAATTAATGCGAACTACCGACGTTTTGTAGAAGAACTACTTCCCCTCTTATCTAAACGACATATCATATATGTCGTTAATAAACTGGCCGATGTATCCAGGCTACCTTTTGAAATAAAGAAGACGTTTGAAATAGGCTCAAACTGTATGATTAATGATTATAATGTTGTGAACGAAATTAAAGAGTATATTGACACCAACGATATCCGTGATTATGTTATTCTTTGCTCGGCAGCTAGTTTGAGCAATTATGTAATTTATGAAAATTTCAAAGAAAACCCAAATAACACATTTTTAGATATTGGTAGTTGCTTGAACCCGCTGCTGGGATTAGAAGGGTGGAAATACACCCGCGGGTATTTAACACATTATTGGTTAAATAGCAAAAGCCCATTTGGAACACAGGTAGACACATGGCAGAATTAAGATTGGTACAAAATAATCCCCAATACTGGGAATTTATTAGAGAATTACGCAACATGGACAATGTGCGCCAGGGATTCATTCAACAAGAAGAAATAGATGAGATTTCTCATGCCACTTACATGCTACAATATAATAATAATTTTTGGATTTGTCTTGACAATCAAAAGCCCGTAGGGTATGTTGGGGTAATAGATAACGATATTCGCGTTGCAACTCATCCTGATGCGCAAGGCAAAGGGGCGGGCTCGTTTATGATTAATGAAGTGATGAAGCTAAATCCGTTTGCTTATGCGAAAGTAAAGCTCGAAAACGAAGCAAGTATTAAATTATTTGAAAGATGCGGATTTAAGAAGAAATATTATCTGATGGAGAAAGAAGATGCATAATCTAGTATCAGAATCAAATGTTTTAGACTGGATTAATGAAAGCGCCAAGGAGTGTCGTTCCTCTTATCCTATGTTGCAGCAGAAATTGCCTGTTGCAATAGATATTGGTGCTAATGTGGGGGGTTTTTGTATTAATGCACACCCTCATTTTGACAAGATATATGCATTTGAGCCATGCTCTTCCAATTATGATATTTTGTTACGAGTGAAAGAAAAATTAAAGATGAATAATGTAGAAATTTTTAATATGGCTGTTACTGGAAAAAGCAATGAAACACGCACGCTAAAAATACATCAAAATAATCACTCAAAAGATATAAGTTGCGCTGATTTTGATAATGAAGAATTTAAATTTGGTAATTTAGGCGAAACATGCACAACTATCTCTTTGTCGGATCTTATGGCCAGCCTGCAAATAAAAAGAATAAATTACCTAAAGCTAGATTGCGAGGGCAGCGAGTATGAAATACTAGAAAATTTCCATGAACATCATAGAATTAGTATTATTGCAATGGAGCTTCATGGGTTCTACGGCCCAGATCGTAAGCGAGATTTATTGCTTTTTTTGAATAAATTTTATCATATTTTACCCTTAGTTAAAAAACAAAAAATACAATTGGAAAATATAAAAAAACAGGCTATGAACGATTTTAAATTATTACACGGAAAAAACAACTTTTTTTGTTTAAATAGAGAGGCAATTGCCACGTGAGACACAACCCAAATGCTGTTGCAAAAGTTAAATTAGATAATGAAGCCAGCCTTAAGCTTTTTGAAAAATGCGGATTTGAAAAGAGATATTATTTGTTGGAGAAATCGGATGCCGGATAAGACTATAACTTTTGATGAAATAATTCAAACCCCCACAGCTATGGACAACTATCGTTCCAAAATGGAAAAAGAAACAGAAAACTCATACCCTTCAGTAGAAACTCTTCAAATAGTTGCGCCAGATTTTACACCACGAATTGCTGTTGATTTTGGCGCCAACATAGGTACGTTTTGCAAACAGGCACTCAGCAAATTCACAGAAGTACATGCCTTTGAGCCATCTACTCGACTATGTGATTTGATAACTAAAAATATAGGCACAAACAATAACCTGCACACTTATCGATTAGCGGCAGAAACACATTCAGGTCGAATTATGAATTTATATGCCGCATCCAATGGCCACCCCGGAGACAGTAGCCTATATTCAGCAGAGCAGGATTCTCAATATGAAACTTGTATGACAGTTGCAATGGAAGATGTGTTCAAATTAATTCGCACAGACTATGTCGATTATATGAAAATTGATATTGAGGGTGCGGAATATCCTTTTTTAATGAATAAGGATTTATCGCACATTGGGATCATCGCCATGGAGGTGCATGGAGGAATGTATACAGATACACAATACACAGATCTGTTGGAGCATATATTCAAATATATGCATATGTGGAGAATGCATAAAGGAGATGCGGTATTAACGTGTGTTAATAGAAAATATCGTATTCAATATGCGCCTCTCTTTCTTGATCAAAGAGGGGGAGCGCAAGTACCGCGTGCAATGGAACAATATATCGGAAAAGGACAATGGGAAGAAGACACAATCCATATAAAATCGTAAAGATGTTTGAAGAAACAGTCGCCGATTACTGTGGCTCTAAGTACGCAGTATCAACGGACAATTGCACAGACGCACTATTACTGTGTTGTGAGTACCTGAAGGTCAAAGAGGTCACAATACCCTCTAGAACCTATTTGTCTGTCCCGCAGTCCATTATCCATGCAGGAGGTACTGTAAGGTTTGAGGATGCGCCCTGGAGGGGTGTATACCAGCTTAAGCCCTATCCGATATATGATGCTGCAAAGCGCTTAACAAGTGGAATGTATATTCCCGATAGTTACATGTGTTTGTCGTTTCATATTAAAAAGCACCTGAAGATTGGAAAAGGTGGTATGATCCTCACAGATGACGAAGAAGCAGCCAAATGGTTCAGAAAAGGTCGCTATGAGGGCCGCGGCACAGTAATGTATCACGAGGATAATATCGAGATTAACGGATGGAACGCCTACATGTCTCCCGAGCAGGCTGCAAGAGGTTTGATGTTGATGCAGAATTATCCCGAACACGTAGAAGACTTGCCTGAGAATCCACCTTATCGTGATTTAAGAGAATTTGAATTGTTTAAAAATGTGGAGATGGTGAAATGATAACATTTATAGAATTAGGAAGACTAGGACGACTGGGCAATCAGTTGTTTCAATATGCAGCACTAAGAGGTTTGGGGTTGTCGCGTGGTTATACCACCAAAATTCCAGATCCTTCCAAACGCATGTGGCATGGCCAAACCTGTCTTTTGGACAACTTTAATATCGAATGTGAGTTTATGGAAGAAAGTGAAATTCGAGAGTTAGAGGGCCGGTATTATGAGCCCGACTACATGAATTTTGACGAACAGTTTTTTATTCTTCCAGATAACATCGATTTACATGGTTTTTTTCAAAGTACTTTATATTTTAAGGGCCACGAAGAACAGATTCGAAAAGAGTTAACTCCCAAGATAGAAATCTTAGATGAAGCCAAAGAAAACTTAGATGCGATTAGGTCCGAACACGAAGGGTGTGAGATTGTATCTTTACATCTTCGTCGTGGTGACAATACTGATGGCTCAAATCCCAGTAAAGAACTCAACGAGATGTACGGAAAAAATGGAGATCTAGAATTGGACAGTTTTTACGGACAATATTTGACTGCAGCTAAGGAGTGTTTTAAAGATCAGAAAGTGAAATACCTGATCTTTTCGGGGGGGTCACGCCAATCAGGCAATTCTAATGAAACAGATATGGAGTGGTGCAAACGCAATTTTGTAGGAGAAGAGTACATTTTCGCAGATGAAAACGATAGTCTTATCGACTTTGCAACGATCATGCAGTGCGATCACAACATCATTTCCCACATTAGTAGCTTTGGTTGGTGGGCAGCATATTTGAACACCAAGAAAGACTCTATCATAGTTGCTCCAAAGCATTACCATCCAGATCGGCCTGAAATTGAACATCGACAGGGATTCTATCCCACGGAGTGGACATTAGTATGAATTTAATATTTGATGTTGGATATAATAAGGGCGAATTCGCCACTGAGTGCCTTAGACAGCACCCAGACTGCAAGGTGGTCGGCGTAGAGGCGAATCTAAACCTCATTCATGGAAAAGATTTACCACCACAGTTAATATTGCTGCATGCTTTGGCGTCCTCGGGAGACAATCTTGAAGAAGAATTCTATATTGAACCCAATCAGAATGGGATATCGACGGCCTCGCGAAGATTTATGGAAAACTCACGATTTACCAAGGGATCAAAAAATTTACCGCCTAAATCTGCTAATTGGGAACTTGCCACCAAAGTTCACACTATTACGCTGGATGAGATGATTGTAGCGTACGGCAATCCGGATTTGATTAAAATCGATGTAGAAGGGCATGAATACGAAGTGTTGCGCGGACTTAGTAAAAAACAACACATGATTTGTTTTGAGTGGCACGAAGAGGAATACGACACGTTATTAAAAATCGTGGAACACTTGCATGCTATAGGCTATAATAACTTTGGAGTTATTGGATATTTTGATGAGGGCGATGTGTTTGATAAAGTAACTTACTCCGACAATGGAGATCCTTATCTAACAGAACCTGACGAATACCATTCATGGGAAGATCTAGAGATAAAGCGCCTCGTCGAACCGGATCGACGCGTAAATTACGGGATGATGTTTGTAAAATGATAGTAGTCTATAAAGAAGGCGGAGAATATTCTGATTGTATCGTTAAACACTTCGGCCTGGATCGTTATGACGACGGTGTTGAAGATGCAGTATTTTTTTGGGGATGGGTTGCGCTTATGGATGCCGAACTGAGAGAAAAGTATAAAGATTTCCCCCACCGCTTGGCGTTCAATACTAGTGCGCCCTGTGATCTGCTGGCCCACGATCCCAAATACGCAGGAGGCGACACAATCACCAATCAAGAATATTTCACTGAAATATTTACTATCTGTCCTTCTACAGCCAAGTGGGCAAGCATGGTAAGCTCTACTCCTCATACTCCTATCTGTTTTCCGTTTAGTGCACAAGAATTCAAAAAATACGAAGACACCGAACCAGAAGACAAAAAACATGATGCAATTTATTACGGACAAGTACACCACCCGTTCTATATTCCAATGCTTGAAGTACTATCGCGATTTAACCATAGATTTAGCACCATCTCTAATCACGGATTGACTAAAGAGGCCACAGAATTAGTCACCGATTATCAATTATCAAGTCAGCAAAAATGGGATCTTTTGAATCAATGCAAAATATCTGTAGGGGTTAATCTCCTCTTTTTACATGCTCCGCATCTTGAAACATTTAATTCTTTTAATAATATTGAGCAATTTGAAAAGATGGAATGGATCAACAACACCTATCAGATGCCCCAAATGAAAACCCGGATGGTTGAAGCGGCCGCCAGCAAGACATTGATGCTGATGTGTCGCGATCGATACAATGTAATTGAAAACTGGTTTGAGCCCGATAAACATTTCATTTATTGGGACACATTTCGAGATTTACATGCTAAAATGGAAGACATTATAAACAATTATGAAAAGTATTGGCCCATGGTCGAGAGAGCCCATGAGCATGTACAACAATATTCAATAGAAAATTTTATGGAGAACTTAAATGAACGACTTTTGGAAAAATAAGACCGTCTTGGTCACCGGAGCACACGGCTTCGTCGGCTCTAATTTGATGAATTTATTAAAAGAAATGCAAAACACGACGTCTTTTGAGATCCTATCGCCCACTCGAACGCAACTAGATCTAACTAATGAAACAGAGGTAGAAGCCTATTTTGCCGAACACAAACCAAGCATTGTGCTGCATCTTGCTGGTAAAGTGGGGGGTATTGGAATTAATAAAGCGAAGCCCGCGGAGTTCTTTTACGATAACATCATGATGGGCACTCTCGTCATGCATCATGCATGGAAGAATGGAGCAGAAAAGGTGGTGGCCCTCGCTGCTGGTTGTGGTTATCCCAAGCTGTTGCCTGTTCCTTATACCGAGGAGGACTTCTGGCGCGACTTGCCCGACGAAAACTCTATTGGCTATTCAATGGCTAAGAAAAACCTCATCATTCAATCATGGACCTATCGAGAACAATATGGTTTTAATTCTGTTGTGCTTTTGCCAGCTAATTTGTATGGGCCGCATGATAACTTCAATCTTGAAACCTCTCACGTTGTACCAGCGCTCATTCGGAAGTTTCTTGAAGCTATGCAAGAAGACAAAGATGAAGTTGTGGTATGGGGAACAGGCGTAGCTAGCCGGGAATTTCTCTACTCAGAGGATACAGCACGTGCGATTGTGACCATGGCTGAGAGGGTCAATGAAACAGGTCCGTTTAATCTGGGTACTGGGGTGGAAACTACTATTAAAGAGCTGGTTCACGCCATTGCTGAATTGACTGGTTATACCGGAAAGGTTGTGTGGGACTCCTCAAAACCAGACGGCCAACCACGTCGGTTTTACGACATGTCCAAATTCAAAGAGGCTGTCGGCTATGTGCCGGACACCGGCATTCACGAAGGAATTCAAAAAACTATTGATTGGTATTTAACACACGAATGAATTTTTCTAAAGATATTAAAAATATACGCATAGATGTTGGTCTTTCATATAATGGCCCAAATCTGACCGCTTGGGCATATGAGATACCTCATTGCGCATTGATTGGAATTGAGGCACAAAGTCTTAATTGTGAAGTGTGTGAAGCGCTTCTTCATCTACCATCTATCCGTCTATCCGACATAGAGAAAGTGCTTTCTATGCACCATGAATACGTCACTGGAAAGCTTGAACCAAACACACCACTACTTTTTCCTTATGAACAACCACCCTATCATCATAATATATATTTGTTAAATCGCGCACTGGATGATATAAGTGAGGCCGGCCTAAGAACTTTGTATTGTACGCGTAAGGACTTGGGATGTAGTAGTCTTTATAAACCCAAAGAAGATGTACCCATAAATAGCGACGGATACGACGAGATGGAGGTTCTTTGTCTTAGTCTTAAAATGATCATGGAGGGTTTGTTTGAGGACAATCCACATATTGAGTATATAGAATATTTAAAAATTGATGCACAAGGGGCAGATTTGAATATTCTCAAAAGTGCTGGAGACTGGTTGTCTAAAATCGCGATGATTCAGGTAGAAACTACAACACACGGCCATTATCACAACACACCTGCCGACGGCCTCATAGAAGAATATTTAACAACCAATAACTTTGTACTACACCATGAAGGTGAAATGGTAAACGACACAGTAGTAGATAAAATATTTATTAATAAAGACTTTCTTCACCTTAAAGATAAAATTTTAATACCTAATATTGAAGATGAGAGATTCTTTATCTGGGAGAATACGAGCAGTAAATACCCAGATTTAAAATACATATTTTTGAATACATTCGATATGGCCAAATTCGCCTTTATAAAGAAGGGCGCCTTTATAAAGAAGGGCGCCCTCGAAGGTATTGACGTCGATAATAATCTGTTCGATGCTGACGTCATAGATATTCACCCAGAAGCGTATGAAACTCAGAAACTTCTTAGTCACATAGTGGAAGCGTTAATATGATATGTATTGATAAAAAACTTATATTTATTCATCTCCCCAAAACAGGAGGATACACTATAAAAAACATTTTAGAACCACACTCACCAGACGTTCTTAAGAGGGGGTTTCCAACTCTGTTTGGAGAAAACACTGGGATGCGCATGTGGGATTATCGTACTAAGATGATGATTATGCACCCTAACGTAGAATTTTATGAGATGCAGTACCCGGATAAATTTGATGATTTCACCACCTTTACGGTAATACGTAATCCCTGGGATCGTCTGCTATCCTATGTGCTTTGGCTTAATAAAGGTGAGTTTGATAGAGAAAAATTTATCAGCGCCCTGAATCTGAAAGTATCAGGATGGTTTGGAAACCAGTATGATATGACACAGATTCCCTTATTAAAAAATAGTGATGGAGAGGTTATGGTAAATAAGGTTTTTAGATATGATATTTTTAAAAAAGAGCTAAAGGCATTTTTTGATGAGCACGAAATTGAATATGGAAACCAGCTAGAAACCAAGACTAATTCAGCATCTTCAAATCGACATTATTCAACTTATTATGATGATGAAATGAGGAAATTGGTCGCTCGAATATGTGCCGAAGAAATAGAATATTTTGATTTTAAATTTGAAGGAGAATAAATGAGCTATTGGAAAGGAAAAAGAGTAATTGTGACCGGGGGAGCTGGACTAATCGGTGTTCCGCTCGTAGAGAATTTGGTACACGAAGGATGTGAAGTCACCGTTATTGATAATTTTTTCAGAAGTAAGCCGGAGAACTTAAGTAGAGTTCGGGAAATGATCGAACTACTTGATGTAGATCTGAGAGATAATCTCAAAGCCCGAGCCGTGATTAGAGACGCCGACATCGTAATTCATCTTGCATCAAAGGTAGGAGGTATCGGAGTATATACGAATTGTCCCTACTCAATTATGAGCGATAATGTGCTCATTGACACCAATGTGCTGCAGGCTGCTATGGCAAACGGTGTCCCACGCTTTTTCTATGCTAGCAGTGCGCATGTTTATCCCTATGAATTACAAAATGAAATGGATGCGCCCCTGATTAATGAAGGGGACGCTGTCCCCGCAAACCCTCTCCTTTCTTATGGCTGGGCCAAACTTCAAACAGAGACTCAAATTCGATGTGCTATATATGAAAATCCTAATTTTAGAGCAGCTATTGCTCGTTATATTGGGGTCTATGGACCAAACCAAGACTTTGATTTGGCGACTGGCTCAGTAATACCGGTCTTTGCGCACCGAGCGATTAAGTATCCCGATGTGGCCTTTGCGATTTGGGGGGACGGCGAAGAGACACGCTCGTACTGCTATATTAATGATGCAATAGAATGTACAAAATTGATGATTGAAAAATTAGATGATTTACGCTTTGTTGGACCGTTTAACGTAGGTTCGGAAGAACAAGTAAAGATTAAAGAAATCGCAGAAAAACTCATCACCATCTCCGGTAAAGACATTCCTATTCAGTACGACGAGACTAAAGCAGCCAAAATATTAGCCCAGAACTGTAGTTGTGAAAGTGTACATAAAAGCCTAGGTTGGCGCGCCACAACGTCGCTGGACGATGGTTTAAAAATCATATATGAAGACATTACAGCCCGGCTAGCCAAATGAAGATTTTAATAACAGGCGGCGCCGGATACATTGGAAGTGAGTTGGTGGAATATTTGCTGTTTCCAGATAATCAAGTAACGGTGGTTGATAGTTTAATGTATGAACACACCACGTTGCTTCGCTACGCACAAAACAAGAATTTTAATTTTATTAAAGGAGATGTCCGCAATTTACACTTGATGCAAAAACTACTCTCGAATCACGATGTGGTTATTCCATTAGCAGCTTTAGTTGGGTTTCCGCTTTGTGATGAAGATCCTCGCGCAGCTCAAGAAATTAACCACGATGTAAACACATGGTTTGCCGAGAACAAAAGCAAAGATCAATTGGTGATCTATCCCTGTACCAACTCTGGTTATGGGGTAAGCATCGATGGCTCTGTATGCACTGAGGAATCGCCGCTTAACCCTGTTTCTCTCTATGGAAAAACAAAAGTAGCCGCAGAAGCGGATTATCGCGGAGTAGAAAATCATGTTACGTTTAGGCTGGCTACTGTATTTGGCCCAAGCCCCCGCATGCGCTCAGACCTGCTTGTAAACAATTTTGTTTTGAAGGCACTAAAGGAGCGCCTTCTAGTTCTTTATGAGTGTGAATTCATGAGGAATTATGTACACATAGCAGATGTCTGTGGTGCATTTCGATTCGTGATAGATCACTGGGACAACTGCAAGAACGAGACTTATAATGTGGGCAACGATTCCATCAATATGAACAAACTACAATTGGCCCAAAAGATTCAAGAGCACCTGCCGCTAGAAATCATTAAAGCGGAATTTACGTCAGATCCAGACACTCGCGACTATATCGTGAGCAGCCAGAAGATTTATGATAAAGGTTTTGAATGCCAGTTTGATTTAGACGACGGTATTAGACAGCTTGTTACAGCATATGCGATGATTGACGCTCCGTGGTATGGGAATTATTGATATGACTTATGTGTTTGATATAGACGGCACAATTTGTACGTTAGTTGATGGGGTTTATGAGAAGGCTGAACCGATTCAAGAACGCATTGATATAATTAATAAGTTATACGAGAATGGGGACACTATCATCTTTCAGACAGCACGTGGTATGGGACGGTCGGATAATTCGCCCTCATATGCACACGAAGCGTTTTACGAATTAACGCGCACACAACTTATTGAGTGGGGTGTTAAGTTCCACGACCTTTTTCTAGGAAAACCTGCAGGTGACATTTACATAGATGATAAGGGAATGAGAGATATTGATTTTTTTACAACAATGGAGAAACATGAAAAACCAAACCTTAATTTGTAAAGAAAATACCAACCCTACGGCGATACAAGAAGATTTTATCAAAGAGGTGGGTGATGCTCGTGGGACTTTATTTCTGCTCCCGTTGGAGAATTATGTAGACATAGGAACGCATTACGGCGCAAATGCCTATGAAGCCCACCGTCGCGGCGCACAAGAGATTTATTGCTTTGAGGCCTCAAGCACCAATGCTGAAATCGCCACCATGCTTTTGGATAGTTGCAATATTACAAATTATAAGCTGTTCAACTATGCCGCGGCCGCAACAAGTGGAAACATTGTGAAATTAAGAAAAGTTATTTCTGGTGAAAATGGCCGGCTTGAAAATGCATCAAGCGGTCAATATACAATTACAAATTACGAACATGAGCCACAATATAAAATTTCGGAAGAATTTGAACCATGTACAACTATATCACTAGAAGACATTTTTACATTATGTGATATACAAACAATAAGAACCATGAAGGTGGATATTGAGGGGGCGGAATATGATTTTCTGATGAATAAGGATTTTAGCAAAGTTGATTCAATGTATGTGGAGTTTCATTGCGGCGCGAAAAAGAATGAAGAGTTGTGTAGATATTTAAACCAATACTTTGACATTATAATTGCCTATACGGCTGTAGACAACGCCACATATGTGTCTGAAGCATGCGGTGGCCCTCCCGCTGAGACTCAATTCATAGATATAAATACAATTGACTTTAGCAAAGAGTTGCACAATATGAGTTTCTTAAATAGGCGCCTCTCCGATAATGAAGAGATGAAGTTTCACCTAAACGATCGTAGGATAAAATAATGAAGACCTCTTTACCAATGAAACACGTCGATAAAGGATGGGGCTGGGAGCGCTGGATCGTTAACTGCGAGGAATATTGCGGTAAGTTGCTATTTTTTGAACGCGGAAAACGCTGTTCATGGCACTATCACAAACTGAAGGATGAAGTCTTTTATTTACAGTCAGGTAAGATGATGGTATACTATTCAGAGAAAGACGATCTTGAAACCGCTGATCAGCTTATTCTGCATCCTGGCGACAATTTTCATGTATATCGCGGCTTGCGACACCAAATGGTAGCTCTCGCAGACTGCGAACTGTTTGAGTTTTCTACCCAACATTTTGATAGCGATTCGCATCGCTTGCTCAAGGGAGATTAATGACTCAACGTAAATATTTACCCACCCTATCCGAACTTGTGGATAGACTTTCGATCGCGCAATTAAAAGAAGTGTTTATCACAGAACACAAGGAAGAATACGCACAAGAGATTGCCGATATTTGTCATGACATAGAGATTCTGTTGCCCGAATCAGCCGAACTTATACGAGCAGTGGTAGTACTCTCCCAGATGAATTTGCATATTTGGCATAATGAGTCCAACTATAGAAAGGGCATTAAGGACGGCAACAACCTTGAACTTACCCACGGATTAAATGGTATTAGAAATACAGCAAAAAACAAGATTCAGGAAAAACTCGGAGGTCGAAAGGACTACAAGATAGATTGTCTTGCGGCAGACTTTAAAGATTGGGAGATTAGCTGGAAGTGAAGTTTTTGGTTATTGGCGATAGTTGTACAGACGTGTTTGTATATGGGTATTGTGATAGGATGGCGCCAGCCGCCCCGGTACCGGTGTTTGTAGCAGACAAAGAAAAGAGCAACATGGGAATGGCCGGAAATGTTTATAAAAATATGCTTTCTCTTGGTGTGGAGTGTGATCTTATCACTAATAAAACACAAATTACAAAAACGAGATATGTGGAAAATAAAACTAACCACATGATTATGCGACTGGATTCAGGCGAAGGAAGTGTGGATCGAATAGAGGGTATTGAAGAGATAAAGTATGATGATTATGATGCAGTTATTCTCTCCGATTATGATAAGGGCTTTTTGACTACCGAGGATATCCGTGAAATTTCCCGCCTACACCCTCTCGTCTTTTTGGACACTAAAAAACTGATTGGCGATTGGGCAAAAGATATCACCTATATCAAGATTAATGAAGTAGAATATGAAAAAACCAAACACACGCTAAGCGATTGGTGTGATGAGAAAATGATTGTCACCCTTGGTTCACATGGGTGTCGTTATAAAGACAAAATAATAGGTGTTATAAAAGTGGAAATTCGTGATTTAGTAGGTGCAGGGGACACGTTTTTGGCCTCTTTAGTATACAACTTTGTTAAGAGAGGCAATATCTATGTAGCAATCGATTTTGCCAATGAATGCGCCACACAAGTTGTACAACAAAGAGGAGTTAATACAATAGGATGGATACAACAATATGACAGATAAGAAAAACCAAGGCGAAGGCGTGCGATTGGGTGATGCTTAAAGACGTCTTAACGGGAAAAATTGAATGGTAAAAGTGTGGACCAATGGATGTTTTGACATCTTACACCGCGGCCATTTTGAAATGTTAAAACATGCAAAATCGCTCGGAGATTACCTCATAGTAGGCATTGATTCAGATCAAAAAGTGAAGAAAGACAAAGGAAATGATAGGCCATATAATTCTGTGGAGGATAGAAAGTTCGCCCTCGAATCGATAAAGTATGTGGACACTGTTATTGTCTTTGATTCAACCGAAGACCTTTCACAGATAATTAAAAGTATATCCCCCGACGTGATGGTTATAGGATCTGACTGGAAAGATAAGACCGTTATTGGAGAAGAATATACACAAAAGCTGTGTTTTTTTGATAGAATAGAGCGTTATTCCACCACCAAGATTTTAGAAGGTATAAAGTGAAATTAGTTGTTATAACAGGATGTTTGGGTCTTATTGGCTCGTACGTGACACGCAAATGCCTTGAAAAAGGATGGAAGGTATATGGGGTCGATAAGTGTACCTACGCAGCCAACGAAGAATTTTTGAATGAGTTTTTCAAACACCCCAACTTTACATTTTGCAAAGAGGATATTGCCACTCTTACATATTTGCCGGATTGCGACTGTGTTATTAACGTCGCTGCTGAATCCCACGTAGGTAACAGCATTATCGATAGTGCTGATTTTATTAAGACTAATGTAGTGGGAGTGAAGAACCTTTTAGATCTTGTTCGCAATAAGGCGCATAACGTAAGCGACAGACCGCTATTTTTTCACTTTAGTACAGATGAGGTTTACGGAGATATCACCGAAGGCGAACATATAGAGACCGATATTTTAAAGCCTAGTAATCCTTATTCTGCCTCTAAAGCAGCTGCCGACATGCTCATTTTAGCATGGTCTCGCACCTACGGAATAAAGTATATAATTTTACGCCCAACTAATAATTATGGTATAGGACAATACCCCGAAAAACTCATTCCAGTTTCAGTGAAGTTGTTAATGCGCGGCAAAAAGATTAAATTACATAATGAAGGGCTGCCAATCAGAAACTGGCTACACGCCGACGATACAGCCAATGCAGTAGTGACCTTGGTGGAATCTGGAAACACAAATGAAATATATAACGTGGCCGGCGTCTTTGAACAGAAAAATATTGATACAGTAACGAAAATCTGTGAATGTTATTTTGGAGAAAAAAGAGACTGGTCTCCATATTTAGATTTGGCATATGTACGAGAAGGCCAGGACGTACGATATGCCCTTAATGATGACAAGTTACGTCATTTAAACTGGCACACAAAAAAAAACTTTGATGATGAAATTCAACATATAGTTGAATATTATAAAAATAATTTTAAATGGTAAAAGGAGAAAATATGCATTTATCAAATCAAGCACTTGGCGCTATTATGATGGCGCTTCAAGAATCACTCTTAAATGAATTGGACATTGTCCCAATTCTTAAGGGGTTCGAACTAGAAGAATCAGGAAAAGGTGACCTCATCGTGAAAAATCCCCCCACTGTAAGATTCACAGACGATAGTACGATTACAGAAGAAGATTTAGTAAAGATGGCTCGGGATGCCTAGGTATCGATATCTATGTAACGAGTGTAAAATAGAGACCACCCTACGTCATACCATCAAGGAGACAGTGCAGGACTGCGACTTGTGTGGTACAAAAGGAAGTATGAAGAAATTGCTTTCAAAACCCTTGTATACTTCCAAAACACCAATATCTGCGGATACAAAGGTGGGAGAATTAACTCAACAATATATCGAAGACAATCGAGAAATTCTAAATCAAATGAAACAAAAAGCAAAAGAGGAAGCCCATGAGCCGACTTGAAATAATATTGGCCGTCATTCTATCTCTTTCTTTGGTGTTTAATGGGGTAGTGTTTATATATGCGCGCGCAGCCATCGCGCGCTTGTTGATGGTTTCCGAAGAACTAGGCGACCTTCAACAAATGATCAATGCTTTCGCTATCCATACTAAAAATATATATGAATTAGAGATGTTTTATGGAGATCAATCGCTAAAAAGCCTTTTGGAGCATGCGGTTTCATTTAATGAACAGATGGAAACATTTGAATACATATACTCCCTTACCGAAGAAGAAATAGAAAACCCCAAACCGGAAGAAGAAAATGAAAACGAGATTATAGATGACACAGAAGAAGAAAACAAAGAAACGTAAAAATTATTATTTTACAAAAGATCACGAAAATGCGATTGTGCGATATTCAAATACCACTTGCATTCGAGAACGCACAGAATTATATGAACGCTGGATTGGGCCTGCCCTAAATGAAATGGTAGACAAAATTGTGTTTACCTATAAATTCACTAATTTACCAAATATTGATTCGCTACGCGACGAATGTAAAGTTTGGCTTGTTACTATTTTGGACAAATACGATCAGAGCCGCGGCTCAGCAGCCTTTTCTTATTTTAGCGTAATCACTAAAAACTGGTTTATTCACAAGGTTAAAAAACAACAAAAGCGTCAACGTCGCGAAGTTGATTATGACAACATTTCTAAATATTACGAAGAGAAATACCTCTCTACTACCGAATCGTATGTAAGTGAGAGAGAAGAAGAAGAATTTTGGGACTCATTTTATAAAGAACTGCAATCTTGGGATGTATCTCAAATGAAGGAGAACGACCTAAAGGTTTACCAGGCAATAAATATTTTATTCGAATCCAAAGAGGACATCGAAATTTTTAATAAAAAAGCTATTTATCTATACTTGCGGGAGATAACGGGTCTAAACACAAAACAGATTGTTAATTCTCTAAAGAAGTTCCGTAAAAAATACAGTAATTTTAAACAATCATGGAATACGGGGGTACTATGAGCACTAAGAAAGTAGAAATATTAATAGGCGAAGCTCTCGACAACATCAGATCGGATCGTAAACTTGCGCGCGAATTTCTTAATGATATCGCCAACGAGATTGCAACTGACACCGAAAAGATCGCGCGCCTGAGCCCAGTTGCAGCTAAACACGTAGAAACGCTGCAGCGCTCCAACGAACAACTAGTCAAGCTTATAGGAATGCAGCAGAAAGGTCAAAAGAGTGTCGATTTCTCAGAAGATGATAAAAATAGCCTATTTGATATAATTCAGGGGGGTGTAGAATGAGTGAAACTTTTGATCATTCGGTTTTTTCCGACAACAGATCAGCTGTCGATGTTTTTGCGCAATCTATTCGCCGAGTCTATAGAGGTGAACTGGGCGGCCAACGCTTCCACGCATTAGTTTTAGCTCCAATTCAGCAAGCAGGGGGAGGTGTCTTTAAGTATAAGGCGCGCATTCTTGCGCCCGAAGCCGGCAGCCGTACTCCCAACCCACACGCAGCGCTACCCGATCCATGCAAGATATCTTGGGCCGCAGATCCAGCAGGAGTTAACGATGCCATTCGATTGCACACCACGTTTTATTCTACATATAATAGCAGGGGACAGGTGCCGGCGGGTGGTGATGTAGTTATCGTGGCACTTGATCTAGGAGCAAACGGCACTTGGAACTTAGCAGATGGTGAACATCTAGGAATAGCTCGCAAGGGTGCGTACGCCGCGGCAGGTAAAACGGCTGCAGAGTGCGAGGGCCTTGCCTCTAAATTTGGTACAGATGCCGGTGACCTAACTTTGTTTGCAACCGCCCAAGATGCAGCTATATGGATGCCTATATTTAATGGGATTAGCGCCGATGGTACAATGAAAGATAAGGTAACATTCAAGGGGAATCCATATGGGCCTCCCGCCAACTCACTTGCATCATATTCAAATTTGATTATTGCGGCATGCCACGCATCGAAACCATCGCGCACCGATGTCTCCATTGGATCCAATGGAGCTGGGCGCACCGTGCAGTCCACCTGGGAGGCCGGCCCCGGCCGATCCAAACTATCCTTACACATGCTGTACATGGCACATGATCTTAAAATAACAACAAATCCTGCGTCCGTCGGGCTGACCGGTGTCGAGGCTGTTCCCACCTATGGAGGTAAGTCCAACAAAATTTTAGCTAAAGACACACAGCTTATGCAATGTATGTTGGCTGCAGAGGCGGCTTCTGGTGGCAAATACAAGTGGGGTGGAAAACTTGGCGGCCGCACCGGGCAACCCGGAGACATAAATGTTACAGAACTCCATCACTGGCAATATAATGAAGATACTATAGAGGGCCAGGGGCTTTGGTTGGCCGCTCAAAAACATTATTACACCAGAATGCAGACTCTCCCGGAGGCCCTCAAAAGCGCAAATATTGAGAGCTTTGAAAGTCTTCGTAATCATAATACACGTCTAACTCTTTACACTCATTTAGCTGGTATCTTTGGAGCTTTTGGTGTCTTTTAAAAAGAGGAAAAATGACTAAGAAAGATAAGAAAATTTGGAGTAAAGAGAAATTCTCCGCCGAACGAAGAGCAATAGTTGAAGATGTTTATGCCAAGATGAAGGGCTCGGGCAATGCCCGCTCCACTACAACATCCGAAGGCATTGATACGACCACAGAGTCTGCTGTAACGCTAGGTGATCCATCCGATTATTATGATAATCCTCCTTATGTTTTGCCAGATAATAGTGGTCTTTATCATACGGATGTCGCGACTCCACGCGTGCACTACAAGCGCGCCAAAGGCGAAAAGATTATTAAAAGAAAGAACGCTTATATAGTTCTTGGCCGAGATCGACCCAGTTCAAATCGCAGCGGATGGGGATCTAAAGGGGCGATAAATGCCGCTAGCATTGATTTGGTGGTAGGTAGAATGGCTGGTGCACGAGACGGACAAGGAGTAGATGATGGTACCCATGTTGACAACTCCTTCAGTGCCGATGCAGCACGTATTCACATAAGTCAGATGACAGATATTGATAAAAACTTCGGTATAGCCACCAATGAGATTACCGCAGCCCCTCCCCGTTCTGGTATTGGTATTAAAGCGGATCTCGTGCGCGTGATTGGTCGCGAAGGAGTGAAAATCGTTACCGGAAAGTGTGACGGTTGTAAGCCGGCTGAAAAAAACTCTATGGGTGGAAAATTACTTCCCGCGCCGCGCATCATCTTACAAGCCGGCAACAATGTCGAGTCTCGTATGGTGTTTGGTGGCCTTTTTAATACACCTGAAAAATACAACAACCTGCAAGGTGTGGCTCGTGGAGAGAATGTTGTAGAATCTCTTCGTGATTTAGCTGAAATTTTAGACGAGGTGATGAGCGCTCTTATTAACTTCCTATTACTTCAACAAGCATTCAATGGTGCGGTCGGAGTAGACCCGATTCGTCCGTGGGTGCCGACAGCTGCTGGAAGTTTCGTGGCATTGTCGATCCCGTGGATAATGGACAGCATAATACAAACGCGCACCAACAAAACCCTGTGGGAAATTAATCACCTATATCCATGCGGTTACCGCTTTATCCCGAGCCGGAATGTGTATTCCACTTAACCAAGGAGAAATATAAATGGCAGACTCTACTTTTTTATCATGGCAAGATAGAAACAATGATGGCTTAATAGATGTGTGCGGCCCTGCACCATCCTCACCCATTATTTGTTTAGAATGTTCTCCCAATCCTAAAGCTTTGGTACCAAACTGGCGTAATCGAACAATAGACGAACCATTCTTAAACGAGAAATTGTGTGAATATTGGATCACTGTTCCTACCGCATATACCGAGATTTCACATAATCTAGAGGGAAAGGCAGAAATTCAAAAAACACGAGCGGTATCTGCCTTGTTGGACATTTTTGATAAAGATACTTCGCACGAGACCTTTAGTGCATTAAGCGCCGCACTACATCTTAAAGATTTTGATCTAGATCCACGCCCTAACAGCAGAGCTAAATTTCTATATGGGGTTTCTTATTCGGATTTACATGATCTTAAAGATGCCGTGGAAGAAGACGAAGAAGTAGAAGAGGAACGCGAGGATGTTTTGGTAACATATCAAGCATCATCAATCAAATCTCAATTAATTCGGGTTAGAAAGGGCTTGAGTTTATATTCGCGCTTTCTAAAAGTGTACCAAGGAGTCGAAGGAGGAAACTTATATTTTGAAGATGCGGAGTCCGGTGAATCAAGAGCCATTTTTAATTTAGAAAGTTATGGTGATATTGGAATGTGGCCAAGCGCCTCTAAGATGGGTTCGATGTTGGTAGAGTTAGATAAGTTTTTAAATGGCAAAGGCCTAAACATTCCTGGTAGCGGCCCTATTGTCTTTTTTCAAGATCGCGTGGTTAAAATAGAGATTTTATATAGTGGAGAATATGATTTAAAAAGAATGAAAGTGTGGACTGAAGACTGTGGGGAAAAGCCCAAGGTTTACACAAGCAAATTAAGCCGGCTTAAATCAAAACCCGGTTGGCGCGATAGAACTGCGCGCGGCTATTTTGCGCAGCTTCAACAAATGCACTCAGCACTTGGCGCGCGCGAAGCGTGGCCATGGATAGAATTTGTAACTAATTTTACCTACCCTCCTGTAATAGCAGTGAAGCTTCCTACTGATTCAACTCCCGGCGAAACGGTGGGAAGCTGTGTAATGGAGGCGCTAGAAAACGAAGCCAAACAACTAGGACAAGATATTTTGGATGATGTGTTTGGTTTGGGAGATGCAATTGCCTATATGTTTCACAACAATTTGTGTCAATCTTCATTAGAGGACGTTATTGCATCTGATGAAGAGTTGGGCCTTCTTCCTAATTTGGATAACCCCGGCGCATTTGATCGCAGCAAGGTGTCGTCCATGGCCACGGAACAAGCGTTTAAGAAGCTGAAGACCAATAATCCTATCGGTAATTATTTATGCGCAAATGTGTTGGGATTAGGTTTGCCTGCCGTGGGTGGCATATGCGGAAGTGCCGGCGCCCAAATGGAAGCGCTATGGAAGGAGGGGTTTGATGGTCTTAAATGGTGTGGTTTATTAGATCTGCTTATGGAGGTCATCAGATGCTTGATGGGCGGCCTTACTTTAGAAGAAGCCCTCGCGAGTATTTGTGAAAGCGCACTCCAAGCAATGGGTATAGAGAATTTCGGCGATCTTTTTATTGGCCTTGATCCTGAAAAGCAAGCTGCATTAGATGCTCTAGTGAAGCAAAAGCTTTCCGAAGGACAACTTTTTAAATCCGACTCACAAAATGCGATTGTGGGAGATTCGACCGCCGGCAACTATGTCATAGAGAAGCCCTGGGAAAACCAAGAGCTAATTGATAAGGAACGCAAAAATCAAGTAGAAGGGCCGGTTGATGGGATGACACCTCAGCAAACACAAGATACATCCACCGCTCAGCGTCGTACACTCGCACAACAATTTGACATGGGAGCATCAGCTAACCAGTTAGACTCCAATATTGTAATGCAGGCTTATTTTAAGGCTCTGCTGGAGATGTTTGATGGGATGCTGTTGGAACTGGTAGATATACTTAATAAATTCCCTGGCGCTCAGCTTATAGCAGGAATCATAGCTTTACTCGACTGTCCGCGCCCACCCATCTTTAACCCCAGCATAATGGATTTCCTAAAAGATCTTGAGCTACCTTTTTGTCGAAATATGACGGATATCACCCTTCCTCGTATAGAAAACCCTTTCGGATGGCTTCCCAAATTTAAAGATATTTGGCGATGGTTGTGGCTAGCTTTAAAGTGTGCAATTCAACAGTTAATTGTTTCAATTTTGATGAAGCTTTTGGTAAAACTATGTGAGTTGTTAGGAGACGCGATATGTAAGGCTCTAGAAGTTGCAGGCGCTATGGCGGCTGCGTTAGTGGACTCTAGCACAACCTTTGCGGCTGCAATTAGGAAGGCGATTTGTGGAGAGGAGGCAGACGATGCACAAGTTGAAGCCACCATTGAAGATCTTTTTGGTACTTTAGGCGCCGGCGGCGCCGCATTTGGCGACCGAGAGGCTGTGATTAACTTTGCTGAAGATATTGCCTCTTCTGTAACTCAACGCGAACTACTAGAAGGGTTTACAGGAGTGCCTTCCCAAGCATTGTTGAATATCACTGATACTCTTATTGAGTGGGAGTATCCTGAATTTCGCGATGGTCTCGGTGGAACAGATGACATCGAAAGATTTTTTGTCAATGTTGGAAAATTACTTCCGGTCGACTTTAAGGCCGAAATCGAAGATTATTTGGATAGTGTTCCTCTAAACGATACAACTCCTGCTAACCCAACTTTATGTGCAACCCCTAAACAATTGGAAGATTTTAAAAACTTACGTTGTGAATTACTTGAGGGAAGAGCAACCAAAGAACAATGCGATGCTATGTATGAGAGTATCAGAGGGCAATTTTTAGACGATTTGGATGATTTGGGTGCAGTAGTTCAAGGAGGTCCAACCGCGTTTATCATGGACAATATGCCTCCCATCGTCTCCACTAACCCTGACCCAGATTGTCAGGATGGATTAATACCCTTAGAGCCCGAAGAGGCCGCGGCATCCGCCAAGGCAGCATTAGGCGGAGCTTTAGAGCAATTAAAAGTAGACTTTTCGAAAGATATGTTGGGTAATGGAGGGTTGTTTGCAAGCGATAAAGATTGGGGGATGATAAATATGATTCTCTCCGACACAATGGGAAAACCATATACCGCTCACAAAAGGAAAGTTTTTAATGATCGTAGTTATGTGGATTTTTATGTGGATTTAGGTAACACTTGGGCCTCGGCGTTTGACAAAGATCAAGCCGCCTTTGAACAAGTGTCCGCCCTGTACAAGCAACAGGGCGCGTACCCCGTCCGCGTCGGGGGATGGCTACAAGATTATATGAAGGACGAAGTAGAAATAAATTTTAAAGGAAATAATAGCCTCGCTGGTAGAAAGGACACGTATGTTTCCTTCGAGACACTAGGGTTTACAGGACTTTTTGGTGGGGATATTGATCTGTTGGCAGTCCCAGATATGGGGTATAATATAGGATTGGGTGTCAATATGGGCGCCGAATCCGTCCTTTTTAAGAGGATGCCCCGGAAGGCCTCTCCTGACCTTAATTTAAGCTTCAGAGACAATGCCAAAGGTCTCTCGGCGAATTTCGGTGGAACATATGCGTGGGGGTATGATGCTCAGATCTATCTTTCTGATTTGGTACAACCAGAAAGTGCGCCACATAATATGGGTAGCAGCCCAGTAGGAACGTATTCTTATGCCGATAACGCTCGCGTCAAAATTACTGAATTTTTTAACATGGGAGTTGATACAGACTTTTCTCCAACTCAACATATGGACAGAAAAGAGAAAAAAGAATTTGAGAAAGATCAAAAAAACAGCATTATTAAAGATAGAGCATTAGAGTTTGTAGCTATTGACGATGCCTTTGAAAATTTTGAAGAAATTGCTGCCGATTATCCCAATTTCTATCAATGTTTTACAAATCTCGTAGGCGCCCCTCCCGAAACAATCCTGCTGAAAGAAATGATAAATAGTGGCTCTCAGGCAATCGGTATCCCCGTTGATACCGTCACATCCGGCGCTGCCGGCGACGCTCGCGACGACGCCATCCAAACACTTACTAAGCGATTCATGGATCTCGTGGCCAATAATGATATAGCCTTTAATTACGGTGCGCAATTTGATCCCCTCACACTGAGTGATATCGAATATGTAACGGACAATGGGGTGGCTTACCATGAAGCGGTAAATGACGAGGGTGAGCCGTTAAGTAATGATGATATGATTTTGGGTAAAAGCCGAGATCAGTATCTAAATGGGAAGGATGCTCGCGTCATTTATTTAGATCCCAATAAATTTGGCGGTACATATATGAATCCTCCTCTTTATATTCGACCGGTTGTGAATAAGGGGTGGCTTGGAATGGTGGATGTACTGTTTCCCGATATAAGCCCATGTAAACCACAACGAACTGATTTGATTGATTTCGGCGATATCCAAGACAAAATTAATGAGCGATATCCGCAAATCCCTCACGATCAGCGCCTTAAATCCGATCCAGATTGCGTTTTAGAAGTCCCATTTAATAGAATTTTAGAGCGCTCAGCAAAAGCAGAATTAGAAGGTCTTATAAGTTCTGCCATTCGAGCTTTCGTTAGTGTGGAAATGCTCAAAGGTCTCGCAACATTTAGCACCTTTAACCCTAGTTGTCCATATACATATAGTAAATTATTTGCTGCCTATGTGGTAGAGCTAATGGAAAAGGGGTTCAAAGATCCTTCAACAGCTCCTTGGGACTTTTTCAGCCCTTTCAGCGATCACGAATTTTGGTATGCATTTCTAGAAACTGCCGTTCAAATATATAATTATAGAATTAGTTTAGATGAGATCCAGCCCCCGCAGAGTGTTTTAGGGGCTTTGATCGAAATAGATAACATGCAATCTGAATATAAATACCCATATCACGAAGAGCTTTCGGATGCTAAGTCGACAAACCCCCGAGACGCAGGGATGCTCGAAACTCTAAAGGGATATCGTGAAAGTAAAAACCTTGAAGCCGTACAAAAAATCGAAGAGTCCGCCAAAATTGTATTGGCTGAGTTAGTTGTCGAACAAATCAACTATATGGGCAAAAAATTCGTAGATAATCTCAAAGTATTAGACATAAAACCAACTATATTTGATTTAGATTATTATTTATTGCAATATTTCGCCGCTGGAAGTGAATTGATTTTAGATTGGGACATCAAGCCGGAAGTTGTTGGCTTAGGTGAGCCCGGGGACAGCGAATTATATACCTCTGGCAAGTCTTTTTCTGATGCGGAAACAGGTGAAGAATATGAGGGATATTATCATGTGTTCCGCGATCCCATGGATGGCAGCGCGCTATATGCCGCCGGCGAATTTTGGATAGCAGATGACGAGCCGCGGCTATTGCGGCCACTAGCAAACAAGCTCACTGTACCCATCGGAGACGTGGCTAGTTTGGGAGAAGCAAGTCCAGGTTCTGACGATTTCTTGATTATTGAAAAGTATATCAGTATTAATGGCGGCAAAAAAACTCCAGCCGACGCGCTAGCTGTAATTAAAGATCTGCCGCCCACAGATAATATTTCTCAACATTATCCCGGTTCGATGGAAAACGTCTATAACGACGATGGAGAAGAGGTGGGAATAAAAGGAAGCATGGGAGTTCGTTATGGGCTTCAAGTGAGTGCTGTGATCGGCAGCCAGCAGGTGCCGATTACGTCCGTTGAAGTGGATTCTTTGGACGTAGAGTGTGCTAATGCGCAGCCCTTTGAAGCAGATAGTAACCTTTTATATTGTTTAATTTTGAAACTAAGGGAAGATGCGCGATTCAAACTATTGACACGTTATATTCTTCCACTACCAAAGATGGTTTCACTCATTGCCATTTATAACTCCTATGGGCTTTTGCAGTCTATTGGACAAATTTGCGCCGAGACGGGAGATACTTTTGGGGTCACGCCCCCCGGCAAATTTGCAGGAATCGGCACCAAACCAGGGCGCGCCGTATCAGTAAGCTATGGAAAGGACGGCCCATATGTAACGGACATTAGTTTTAATTATACAGACACCGATGGGTGGGCTAGTAAAAAGGATCGGGATATAGATCAATGGTTTGTGTTAGAATTTGATAAGTGGGACATGGTATTATTAAGAAACTTTAAAACGCGCTTGAAAAAGCTTTTTCGTAGTTTTTATCGAAGTCGTAAGTTTACTCCCGGCGATGATGATGGACCAAGTGCTGGTACAATTTGGTTAGCTGGTCTTCGAGAGTCTTTTCGGCCCGTCCCCGGCCGGTCAATGCTTCCTTGGTGGCGACGCGGCAGATTACGTCCCAACCCGTTTAATGCGGAAGAGGAATTGTGCACGAAAAAAGATTAGTAGCATAATTATTAGATAGGAGAAACAATTATGGCCTCATTTAGTGTAGCGCTCCCCTTAGAGTTTGATGCCACTGATGGCTTTAGAATGATAAAAGAGTTTAATTCGCTCATTCGACAAAATTTAAAAATGATATTGTTGACCGATCCTGGCGAACGCGTGATGGATCCGTTGTTTGGTGCTGGCATTAAAACTTTCTTATTCGAAAGTTTTAATGCCGGGGTTGGACCGCAGCTTGAGGGCATTATTAGAAAGCAGGTATCCACCTATATGCCATCGGTGCAAATTGAGAAAATCGATTTTCACACAATGGATCCCGACGCAAACACCCTAGGCTTCGCCATAGTATATAATGTTCCTCAGATTGGCGTAAAAGATTTACTAGAATTTACTATTTAAAAAAGGGGGATTTTTAATGCCAGATGACCAAAAAAACATAATACCTATAAATTATACTCATCGTGAGTTTAAATCTATTAGGCAAGATCTGCTACAAATCGCAGAAAGACTATACCCCGATTCTTTCCAAGATTTCAGCGAAGCATCTTTTGGATCATTGATGCTGGACGCAGTTGCTTATGTGGGAGATCAACTTTCCTTTTATTTAGATTATAATGTTAATGAGGCATTTTTAGACACTGCTTACCAATATTCTAATATTATAAGACACGGGCGCACACTAGGATATAAAGACACAGGCCGGCCATCTACTTACGGAGAGGTGGCCCTTTTCGTTCAAGTCCCCGCTAGCGGCTATGGTATAGGTCCGGACACTAAATATTTACCCGTCTTAAAAAGAGGAAGCCGGTTTGCCTC